TATAATCTATTTGCTCGTATATTTTAACTAAATTAAATATACTGTTTTTTGTTTCGTCTCTAAAAGCATGCTCCTCTGTTCTAGGAAACTGCCTGTAAAACTCATTTAAAGCGTCTTGGTCTTCTTTTAAACCTTCTACTTCATTATTCCAATTATCTATTACGCCTACGTCTATTAATTCACTGTCTGGTCCATGAACATCTCGTCCTGGAGTAGTGAAGACAGGTCGTCCATATTCGTCAATAAATCCTTCAAAGTTCCACTCCATTGGAATAAACAAAGCATATAAACCAGATTTTGTTTGACCATTTTTATTTCTTCGAGTTACATCACTATCGTTATACAATCTCTTGAAGTTATCACCACCTTTATCTAAAGCATTAGATGTTGATCCCATCATGCACTTACCAATAATTCTACTACCTAATCTAAGGCAAGTTTTTGTAACCCGCCAGTTGTTTAGTATATTATCAGGCCTCTCCCACTTACCACTTTCATCGTGCACAAGTAAAGAAAGTTTTTCACCATCATAACTGTTATCACCAGTGTTCTTCCAGTCAATCGTAGTGTCAAGACCTTTTATCTCTTCCAGCTTTTCGTTGACTTCTATTTTCTTACGAGTAAACTTACTCGCAGGCACACGATACGCTAGCTCAGACTTAGGTCTGTCCATACCATCTTGTATTGGCTTAAAGAAGAAAGGATAATTTATTGATATAGGCACAACCTTGTCAGTAAACATCTTTTTTGCATCACCACCACTTTTGGATAGTATTCCATATCTAGAGTCACTTGATATTGTAGCTAAATTAACGGTTTCAGCTGAAGACATAAAAGAAAAGCCAGAACGTCTATTCTTAAGATAACACATGCCGTAGCATCTTTTATCGGCTTTACAAGCTTCCCAAAATATAAAAAACAACCTATTAGCCTCTCTAAAGTCTGGAGCTCCTACATCTATTTTTGACCATTGTAGGTACATATAGTGAGTTCCTGTAATATAAGTTGGAATACTAGCATTCTGAAACCAGAAACCTTCGTCACGTCTTTTGAATTCTTCATCTATATAGTCGTACCATTGTTCTTTCTGTTCGTCTGGATAAGCTTTCCAGTCAAATATAGTTTTAATTTTATCTAATAGTTTTGGCTTTTCTAACTGCTTCCATTTACCATCTACACTGCTATAGACTTCTTTAGGCTGTTTTGGTAAAGCTATTTGCAAACCTTGTATTTCGTATACTTCACCTATTTGCCCAGTTTTAGATATAACAATAACGTCATGCTCTTTATTGTAGCCGTACTGCCATTTTTTACCTTTATTAAGTCTACTTAAAGTAGTCTTCTTAATAGGCTCAATTATTTTATATAGCGTTTGCTCGTAACTCATTTAGATCTTCCTTCAGCAAAACCTTTAAATACTCTTTCTTCTTTCTTCTCAGGCTCTTTACCTTCTAATAGGTTTTCTTCTTCTTGTATACGGTTAAGTATTTCAAAAGCATCGAATATAGCTAGCTTTTTAGTAGCAGCAGCGTTCTTTAGCCTATCAGCTGTAATATCATCACCACTATCAACGATAGCTTCTTTAGCCACTTTGATGAGTTCTTCAACGGCTCTATGCCCAGCTTGGATTATACTCTTCTTCGTCTCCTTGATATTCATACTTAATTGTAATAAACTTATTATAGACTCTATAAAGCTTTTGGCCTTCTATTATAAACTCGTAAGTAGAAAAAGGTGTAAAACCTACGAGCTCTCCAATATCATTAACTCCATCTGTGTATTTCACAATACCAACACAGCTTTGTTCTGATTCTTGATCTAGTTTGTCTTTCTGTTTAATAGGCTTTACAAAACAAAACCCATCAACAGCTTTCCATTTGTCTTTTGATTTGTATAAAAATACTTGATCTAAGCTAACTACGTAAGTAGTTTCGTCAATAAAAGCTTTGCTATTTTTTTCTTCACCTTTAGCATCGTACCACCTTCTAAATACATTGTGATGCACTATTACAGTATCGCCTACTTTAATCTTAGTATCAAGTGCTGTAGGAACTGCTTTTACTATAGCTTCTCTATTGACAAACTCGTGGTTTTGTATTTCAGAATTTAGTATTAAATCTTTATCCTCTACTTTGATAGTATTATTGTATCTACTACCTTTAGGCTCAATAATAAAGTTAAATGGTGTTTTCACTAATACTCTAAGTTATACTCAATAGATATAGCCATATTTTTATTAAAATCTTTCCACGGTAATACATCTTTATTTTTTTTGATGTATATAGAATACTTGTCGTCTTCTTCTATAATGTCACAAATAGTATGACCACCATACACATCCTGTCCAACAGAATAGTGCATAGCGTCAATCTTGTAGTCTTTACCGATCGTTATTTTACGAATCAGCTTGCTCATCTTCTGAATATTTAATGTCTCCAGTGTTGATGTCAATGTCAACTTTCCCGTACTCTTTTTCTAAAGCTAAGTTAAGCTCAGATAGCTTTTTGTTGACATTATCAAGCTCATGAAGTAGCATATGCTTTCTAGCGGCTATGTTACCTACTTCTAACTTGATTTGATTTGACGCGCTTATAACGCTTTGAACTCCTTTTAGTTGCTCATCATTGATCTTGTTTGGCCTAAGGTCTTTGACCTTTGCCGTCTTTCGTTTTGCCATAATTTAATTTAATTTAATTGTTAATTGTTAATTGTTTATAGATCTGCGTGCTTAGCTTGAACTAAAGCAAAGCATTCCTGTATTTTAGCTTCAGTTAAAAGCTCATTATAAACTAGTAGCTCGTAAAAATGCATGTTTCCTTGCTGTTCATTTAATCCTGCTGAAGTTCCATCCATTACGCCACCAATTTGAGTTATCACAAAATCTATGTCTTCGTCAAAAGCAGTGCTTGATCCTTCTTCTGCAAAAGAGCCTTGATGAAAACTAAACATTTTAACTGTAGCGCTTGCTCCAGCAGATTTAGTTAAAGCGTAAATTGTTGGTGGAGATAAAATAGTGTTTCCTTCTCCCATATCACCAGGCGCTTTGTCTGATAAGTTAGATCCACTAGCGCTACTATCAGCTCTTAATTCAAATAGCAAAGCGTCACCACCATCACCTGTTACACTTAGATGTGAGTGATTGTTTGCGTCTACATTGCTTCCTACTATATTAGACACAGCGTCAGCTTGTGAGCCGTCAGTATGCGCAGCAAATGCGAATACTATTGTAAAAGCGTCTGTTAAAGTAATTGCGCTATTAACTTCTAAAAATGGAACATCACTACCAGTAGATTCAAATGCAAAAGTAATTTTGTTGTTAGTAGTATCGTGAGTTGGCTTATTATCATTAGTAGCTTGTTCTACACGAGAAGTTCCAACTATAGGTGTTAATGCAGATACTAACACTTCACTACCAACAGTATCAGATACAACGTTTAAGCTATCTACATGAAGCTGTAATGACGGTAAGTCAAATACAGTTTCTATAATGCCAGCACTTGTTGTGCTATTACCTAGTCCTAACTTTAAATCGCTTTTGATCTGCTTCTATAATCTGGTCTTGGAGCTACGTAGCAAATGCAAGCGCCACTATTTAGCTCCACAAAATCATACATGCCGTAAAGCGTTACGCCTTTTGGAAAAATGTGTGATGTACTAACAACTTTACCATCATCGTCATTAGGATCTGTTACGGCACCCCAATCAGTGTCTAATGTTTGAATATCTTCTGTAGACACGAAATGTGTATTACCCATACCTAATTTAACACCAGCGTCTAATATGTTTAACGTTTGAAAAGTAGTGTCTTCTGTAAATGTTATAGCATTGACATAATACTTAGCTGCTGCTCCGTCTAAGTCTAGCTTAGCACCGTCGCCTGTTAGGTAAGTAGATCCAAACTGACCAAAGCCGTAAGCTACTTCTGTTGAATTTTGTCCCATTTTATTTTTTTATTTTCTCGTATGAGCGTCCACCAAAGTAGGCGCCTATAACTGTTATTAATACTAATTGTAAAAGATCAACCCATTTGTCTTCTACATTAAACATAATCACACCTGCATCAATGAAAATTAGCAGTGTTGTGCATATTACTAGCCAAGCTAATACTAGCGGGCGTATTGATTTACTAAGCCATGAGTCAGACTGCATGTCTGATTTCCACCTAGCTGTAACTTCTTCTTGCATTTTAGCTTCACTATCTAAAAGCATTTGCTTTATCTTAGCTTTAGCCTCATCGCGCTCTTTGTCTGTGGTGATAACTTTATCTAGTATGCCTTCTGCATTATCTAAGACTTTACTTAAAACTCCACCTATTATATTCTGTACCATATTAATGTTCGTTTCCGTTGTTAGCGTCATTCTCCCAAGGAAAACCGCCATCACCAGCTTCTTTCCATTGACCATCAACATTAATCATATCTTTACCGTTAATAGTTTGGCGCATAAACGTCTCTCCGTTATACTTTATGTAATCATCGCCATAAGCAAGCTTACCTACCTTCATATCTGTAGCATGTCTCATCTCGTGATTAATAACTTGTCTTTCTTCAGCGCTACCAGGAACTAACTTGTCACTAATATATATAGATCCATCCATGTTAGCTTCGCCTAGTATTCCTTCGCCTAAATCTTTTCTTATAACAGGGGTGCCTGGAACTGAAGCTTGTGGATCTCCACCTTCTTTACCAAACCTATGCTTTTTGATTATTCTGCCATTGACAGCAATATCTCTTGTACCTCTACCTAGTTTGAACCCCATTATCTATCTTTATCTTTTATCATATCATCAATAGCCTTATTGAAGACTTTATCTGTATATGTTTTGTTATTGTAAAATACGCTTCTTTCAGATGTTGGCATGTCTTCTTCGCCAAGTAATATCCTGTATATTCTACTTATTAACTGCTGACATTTAAACGATGTTTTAAATACTGAGTATTTTATAGTCGTTCTATTCCTGTGTCTCCACACTTCAATCCAGCCTAGCT